AGCATTTTGCTTTCCTGTTTTTTTATCATAGGCAATCCAAAACTGTTCAAAGCCATTAGGCGATTGAACACCCATACCCATTCCCTTACCCTTACCCAAACCCAAACCCAAGCCGACATTTGACTGCAAATTGCTGTCATTTGTCTGGCTATTATCAATCAATTGTGCGCCATCTGGCGATGGATATTTTCCTTTTGACCTAATCCTTTGTTCCCATTTGGATATTTGTAAATATGGTTTATCTTCAATTTGATAGCGAATAATTAGCTTTTGTCTGACCAATGACTGCAACCAGCCTTCGATCTTTTCGAGCATTTTTGGCAAATCTTTCAATGGAAAGCATTTAGATTTTAAGATTGGCAATCTAGCATCCATCCTGCCAAAATCATCTGAAACCACCAGCAATCTATAGAAAAATACTTCTTCTTCTGGGCTTAATGCATCCAAGGCTGATGAATCAACAATTCCTTCTTTTAGCAGTCTATTTGGCATATGCTTTTTCCGCCGCTAAAGTTCCAGATTCATATATATTTCTTATCCAGCCCATATCATCAAATTTAAATAATTCGAGCATTGTTTTGTAATCTACACCCCAAAAACCACTAATAACAATTGCCATTGTGTCCCTATCAAAAGGACCATCAATAGGTAAAAATGATGAAATTAGCTTTAATACATCAATCTTTGAATGTAAGTTTTCATGGCAATTTTGACATAAAACAGAAAGCTGATCTGTTACATATTGCCAAGGTTCTAAATCCTTAAAATATTCTTTATGATGAACATTAAGCGTTGATTTTGAATCGCCGCACATTTCACAGCAAAAATCTTTGGCTTCCATTGTTTCAAGCCGCTTTCTTTGCCACCTTGGGTCTTGCAATTTTTCCCAATAAGTCTTTTTCATAAAAACCTCAATAAAAAAGCCCTAGACAGCAATCTCATCCTTTTTTAAGGGATGTTGGTGGACACCGGGTAGGTGCAGATTGCTGACTAAGGCTTACCCTCATATCGCCACCAAGCGATAACTCCATTTTACTACTAAAACTCAAATTCCTTGTAATCATATCTTCCATTGTCTTTTTTAAACCACCCAAAGACAATAATTCGCCAGCCAGCCTGTAGCAATAGGGGTAAATACTCAGATTCTTCTATTTTTTTTATCCGGGCTGATATATTGCTCTTGGAAGTAATCTGCACCCCTATAGTTTCGCCTAACCCAATAGCTAATATATCGAATATTCCAAATAGGTCTTTTTTTCTTTTGGTGAAGGCATTGTAGCTTTCGACTACATCGCATTGATATCCCCTGTCTTTCAGAAGTGCGACTGTGCGCTGATTTAAGCTGGTCATCCCTAATCATACAATAAAATCATTGTTGTTTTTTTGACACAGGGTATATCCCTATACGATTTTTGTTTACTTTAAGAAACAGATGGAGCAATATTTACCCATGCAGTAATTTTTAACAAAACAGGAAAAGACATGAAAAACCCATTAACACTAGAGCAACAAGCTAAACTAAAATTAGCATCTAGCGGTTTAACTGCTGAACAGTTTAGCGAACTATCTTTAGCGGCTACCAATGCATTTGCAAATAGAATCAATGCAGTTCTGCTAGAGTTGCATCATGAAGCGCCATTTGCTTTTAGCACTTATGCTTTTTTGGATAAATCTAAAAACAAAGTTGTATTTGAAGATAAAGAATCATTTGGCATCCCATTTTCACAATATGCATACAGGAAATAATATGAAAAAGACTGACATTATTGGAATAATTCTTTTAGGTTTAATCCTTGGTGCAATGTTTGGATGGGGGTTCTAATCATGGGTATGCATACTGAAGATCGCTACTATGAGCCAGAAGATCCAGATGATGAGGATTTTGATGAGCAAGTAGCTGAATTGCTCAATGGTGATTACAGCCCAGACCTACCAGAAAATATCCAAGGTGCAATTATGGATGATGCACTTTATGGTAAGCATTGGGATTCTTTAGTTGAAGCACTCCAAAAGAATGAGAAAGAAAAGATTGGATTAATTGTTTCAACTTGTATATACGAATACTGGGAAAACTCAGCACAAAAGGCTTGTCAATGAACAAAGATCCAATGACATTGCAACAGATTGCAAAAGCTGAAGGCATAACTCATCAAAGAGTTGCACAAATATTGTCATCGGCATTAAGTAAATTTAAAAAAGCCCTTGAAAATAAAGGCATCAAAATACAGGATATATTGTGAATAAATATAAAGAGCTTAGAACTATAGATGTATCTGCTGAAACAAAAAAGAAAGGGCGGTTTACATACCTTCCTTGGACTTGGGCAGTTGATACTTTATTACAACAAGATCCAATGGCAAATTGGTCTTATGGTGATGTAATTCCTTTTAATGGCACTTTGATGGTTAGTTGTTCTGTTACTGCTTTTGGCAAAACAATGACTGAATATCTACCAGTATTAGGTGATGGAAATAAAGCAATCACTAATCCAAATGCAATGCAAGTAAATTCAGCAATGAAAAGATGCTTGGTAAAGTGTATTGCCATCTGTACTGGAATTGGATTATCCTTGTATGCAGGAGATGAGTTCTGGGATGAACCAGAAGAATCACCAACTGACAAGATTATTGCCCAATTGGAAAACTGTAAGACAGCAGATGAACTTAAAACTGTTTTTGGGTTGGCATGGGCTGAAACTAAAACTAAGAAACAAAAAGAGCAAATTCAGCCAACCTATGAAAAGAAAAAGGCAGAACTCAATGCGATTAGCCCAAGAACAACCTGATAATGTTTGTTTTGATTGTGGGACTAAATGGGGGCAAGAGAAACCCAGATACCATGATTACAGAGTTTGGCTAGATACTTGTGATGTATGCAAAAAACTAACAGCAGTAGTAGATGCATCAGAATATAAATATTTAAAAGAAGGTTGGGATGGAACAAAAGTTTTGTGTATCGTGTCAAGTAGTAAGAGATGCAAAAAGCTTTAAATTAGTATTAAGAAACAAAACAAAAGTATGGAAATGTTCAGTATGTTTAATAAGGCAATCCAATCAACACTATAGGAGTAAAAATGGAAAATAAAGATTATATTTATACACCAGCAAGTACAGACATTACTATTCGCTGGAAGAAGATTTATGGTTATGTTCCAGCAAGTGAACAAGAGATGTACAAAAAGAAATGGGCTGATTTTAAAGCATTATTCAATAGGACAATTGATGATTCTGATGCTATATTTATAGACCCAAAGATTAAACAGCTTTGGAGAAAACAAAAGGTATGAACGCATTTGCTAAAGAAGAATTTGATAAGATACCTAAAGCTGTATTTGCCCCAGAAGAATTTTTTGAAATGGGATGGATGGCGGCAATCAATACTCTTTCCAAAGAATTTATGACTAAATGGGAAAAGTCTGAATTGGATGATGTTCAATTAATTCAAATGCGACCTACAGACCAGATGCCAGACGATGAAACCGAATAAGGAAATTATGAGAACTAAAGATTATTCAGAATTGTATTTAGATACCCAATTAGCCATCAAAAATTGTCATTTGTTTTGCTTAAAAAGTGATTGGGTTTCAGCAGGGAAAGCGGCAGAATCAGCATCTATTTATGCAAAACAACTACAGGAAACTATAAAACAATATGACCAAAAAATGACTACATCTACAATTTGACAACATTTGCAATTTTATTTATACTTAATTTATGAATAAACTTGAAAATGCTACAAAAAAAATGATTGGCAAGCGATTTGAAAGATTGCTAGTTAAAGAGTTTGCCTATCGACAAAATGGTCATTTTTGCTGGACTTGTTTATGCAATTGTGGAAATTATTGTATTGTTCCAACTCATACATTAAATAGTAATCGGCAAAAATCATGCGGATGCTTGAAAGATGAACTTGCAAAACAAAGAGCAACTAAACATGGAAAATATAAAACGCCAGAATATATTGCTTGGTCTGGAATATTGTCTAGAACCCATTGGAAAAGTTCTGCAAACTTTCATAGATATGGCGGTAGAGGAATAAAAATTGACCCATCTTGGCTTGATTTCAATAAATTTTTATTAGATATGGGAAAAAGACCATCAAAAAATCATTCTATTGACAGAATAAACAATGATGGCAATTATGAGCCAAGCAATTGCAGATGGGCAACAGCAAAACAGCAAGCAAATAATAGATCAACAAATAAAAGGAGAGAATCATTACAACATTCACAACAGAAGATAGGATAAATGCTTTAGAACCAATCCCATTTGCCGGGATGATTGATTTAAATACAACAATTGTGTTAAATCAGGATATTCCATCAATTAAACAAGGCACAGACGAATGGAAGCAACTTCGATTAGGAAAGGTAACCGCTAGTCGTGTTGCCGATGTCATGTCCAAGATCAAATCTGGGGAATCTGCTGGTCGTAAGAACTACAAGATGGATTTGGTAGTTGAAAGGCTCACAAACATACCTACAAGCAGTTTTACAAGCCCAGCAATGGCTTGGGGTACAGAAACAGAACCGCTGGCTAGGATGGCTTATGAAGCCTTTAAAGGGTTATTTGTAGATCAGGTTGCTTTTTGCAACCATCCGACTATTGAATGGTTTGGGTGTAGCCCAGATGGTTTAATAGGATCTGAGGGAAATTTGGAAATAAAATGCCCAAATACAGCTAATCATATTGATTATTTATTGGCTGGAGTTCCCCCAGCAAAGTATGTCCCACAAATGCAAACACAGATGGCTTGCACAGGGCGCTTATGGACTGATTTTGTGTCCTATGACCCTAGACTGCCACCTGAGTTGCAATTGTTTGTAGTGCGCTTGGATAGGGATGAATCATATATCGAGCATATAGAAACAGAAGTAAAGCGGTTTTTAAATGAAGTTCAACAAATTTATACACAATTGAAAGAGAGAAGTTATGGGCATTAAATATGATTGCATCGTCAAAAATGGCACTTACACCGACAAAAGCGGCAATGAAAAGAACCGCTGGCAAAAGATTGGTGTTTGTGTAGATACCAAACAAGGTGGTCTAGCCATCAAGTTAGAAGCAATCCCAGTTACTTGGGATGGCTGGATTTCATTAGCAGAACCAAAGCCAAAAGAAAATGCACCAGCCACATCAAGCAGTTTGGCTGATATGGATTCGGATGTCCCTTTTTAAAGTCTATTAGTAGATAGGACTAAACTTCACGATTCTGCGACAGCCCAGAATAAACCTATCAGGCTGTCAATACTTTTTTAGCTTGTTCAATTTTTAGGATTCGATCATCTAAACCATTGAATCCACCATTGATTCGCTTTGTCATTTCTTTGGTAGCTTCATAATTGTTTTGATCTGCTAGGTCATTCAGACCTTTTTTGTTCCAAAACCAACCAGCAGACATAGATGCATAAGGCATTTCCAATAGCATATCTGGATCGCTGATTAAATCGATATTAAGGGCATTAGATAGGGTTTTATACAAATCTTTGCCAGTACATTGAATGATCCCCCTGCCCCTGTATTTCCAGCCATCACCTGATTCTTCATCGCCATTACCCATGCGATTGGCATAGACCTTATTGGCAATCATATCTGGGTGATTGGCATATTTATCAGCTATTTCATTTGTAGGGAATCTTGATCCCCAGACTGACTTTAAGCCATTAGCTGAATAATGCAAATTCTCTTGTAGCACTTTGAATGAATTAGATTCATGCATACATTGACCAAGAAATGCAGACTGCCGATTTACATTGTTAATGGAATATCTATCACAAGTCTTTTGAAGCCAAGGCAACCAATCAGGGTTTATACCTAGTTTTGCTAATTGCTCAGATGTCATTTGATAGCATAAGTTTCATTAACCCACTTCTGTAATTCAACTAGCATTAAAGTTGTTTCTGAGCATTGTCCAGCAAGAACATTGTAGGTGGAGACTGCATTAGCGATGCTGGCGGTGTTGGAAAGGTTGGGCATGGTATTGGAACTGGGCTGACGCACCCCATTAGAATAATAGGTACGCAATAAACTAAGTTTCGCATCATATTCATCTTGTATTCCTTTTTTTACTAATTCATGCTGTTTTTGGATTGATTCTACTTTTGCTTCTTGGGTCTTGGCTTGAATTTCAACTGACTTTTTATATTCAATATATCGTGAATAACCCATCCAATAGCCAGAGCCAAAAAGGATAAAGCATAAACCACCAAGAAGTGATATTTTGACATAATCGATCATTGGTTATCCAAGGGTTTGTTGGTCAAGAACCTCAATATTGCCACAATAATCCCTATGAGGATATAGCCATAGCCATAATATTTAGGGTCAATAAAGTTTTGAATATATGAAAAGTTATCCATTAATGCACCAAATACTACTAGGGCAAAAGAAAACCAAAGGGTTTTTGATCTATGTTTGGGTTTCATTTCCAATGAGTTTTAACAGAATCTATAATAAAGTAACATAGACCAATAGCACCAGAACTAAGCAAGCCAATAAAAGTTTTATCAATAACAGCTTGTCTAAATGCCGCTTTTTTTGCTTCTGCTTGAATTGCCAATCTTACCCATTTAACTTCATCATCTGATAAAGGATGGGATTCGACAGCTTCAGCAATAACTTCTTTAAGCAAAACAACTAGATCATCTTTTGTTATTGCATCTAAACTCATAGCTACCCCAGATAATAGGTTAAATTATTAATAAATCTTATATTATCTGGAATTTAAAGATATTTTAACACTTCTTCTGGCTTTACAAATGCATCAGGATTATATTTGGTGAAATCCCACCATAGAAACTGATTATCAGCAAGATAATCCCTGCTTTTTAATAAGTTAATATTTTCTGGATGCCCATATATCAATGGATCAGATACAGACCAAAGAACAATCCCTTGTTTTTTACAATCCCATGCAAGATGCTGAAAAAAGCTATCAACCCCAATCCAGATGCGACATTCAGCTATTAGCTCTCTAAGCCTTGCAATAGGCAAATTTTTTAAAAATTCATGCACTAATGGTTCTTCGCCTTCTATGCCTACTTGGATAATTGGCTCATCAATCAATGCAATCAATTCTTTCCAATATGGATAGTTTTTAGGGTTTTCTTTGCCATTCATTAATTTTTTGGCATAAGGATGAATAAGAATCATAAATATAGCTTTCTGTAGGCATCTTCAAGACTACCTTTCCAATTCCATTGCGCCATTTTTTTATAAATATTCCATTGGTCTATATCACCAAATAATGCTTGAGCTTCAGCTATCGACTTGCCGGGAACAATCTCAGGATAACAAGTAAACACAATAGGATTAGAAATCTCAGGAAGTATATGGCTGAACACAATATGGTCACCAAAGCCACAGTTAAGAACAACAATGGTGCTATCACAAAATCCAACAATATTTCTAAAAATAGCTTCATCATGGGCATATAGTTCTTGCTTATTTTCACTTCGGATTCCCCCTTGCGCCTTTAAATGCCAAGTAACCGCATTAGGCACAGTTAAGATTTGGTATCGCTTTTGGTATATACCATAAGTAAATAGGGTTTCTTCCCGATGAGCTACTCTAGACAGCCCCAAGTTATAATCATGGATACCAGCCCGGTATAAAAATGAACAATGTAAATGCTCAACTTCCTTTATTTGTTCTATATGATTCCATTGTATATTGGCTTCTGCATCTATATTTTTTACCTTACCAGTTGATTGGGAGCAATCAAAAATCAAAGGTGGAGTAAGAATTGAGCCGCCAATAGCACCTATTGTGGTATCAATGTGACTACAAAGTTGTTCTAAGACATTAGGTTCTGGGATGGCATCGTCATCTACTCGCCAGACCCAATCAAACCCCATTGTGTTTGCTCTTTGATGGATATGGTGCTGACCTTTTTTTTCAGCATAAACCCATTCCCAAGCAATTTTTTTAATATCTAATATTTGAAATATGTGTTGGTATATAGGGTTTTCCCGCATATCTTCGGAATTGTCATTATCATCAAATATAACCAGCTTATTAGGGCTTTTGGTTTGATTGGCTATAGCCATCAAAACCATTGGCAAAGTCGTGGTATATCGCCCTCTAGTGGCTACGGAGCAGAGAATTTGCATAGCATTAGGTTGCATCTGTTTTGTTCTGTAATAGGTTCTGGCTGGTTTGTAATCTGTCCATGTTCATTAACATATTCAAACTCAAAGCCCTCAAAATGGGACTCATTTAAGCCATGTAGTTTATGATGCTCACCCCAAAAACCTTTAGGTTCATTCCAAGGAACTGTAAGTAATAATCGTTTGCAATGTTTCTTTAGTTTCTGAGCTATTTCTAGCCCATTGTCTAAGTGTTCAATGACTTCAAAAGCAATAATATTAGTATAAAAATCCAAGTCATATACATTAATATCGGCAGAAACAAATCTTGCGGTGTCTGACCATTGCTGTTCTTTTGCGACATTAATAATGATAGGATCATAGTCAAGACCAAGATAATCGACATTATTTGGAAAATATTGGACTCCATAGCCTGTTGTACATCCTAATTCAAAGATTGAGCCATTTAATAAATTCTTTGCCGCCCATTGATAGCGTTGATGTTCTCTAGGAAATACTGGATCGCCTTTAAGAAACACCGCCCTTTCATAGTTATTGGTCAATCGCCAACGATACCAATCAGGGTGATGCTCTTTAGCTAATGCTAGGACATGAAGTTCTAGTATTTGTTCCCATTGTGTTGCTACATCTAATCCGTATATTGTTGTCATCTTATCTTTCTATTTTAGCTACTCCACTTTTCCGTAGGCGCTGTAGGAAATACTGCATCCCATGTAGGGTTTACAGCAATATTCCTAATTGTACTTCTATAGGCAACAAATTCTGCTTGGTTTGTAAGGTAAGGATTAGACTTTAATGGGTCAGCCACATCAGGAATGGCAGTCCAATCTGTGTTGGAAAGAATCTGAGTAGCCTGTGTTTTGTTTTGATTAGCTTTTTGCTCTTTGTTGTAAGCAATTTGCTCTGGTGTCAAATCAACTACATTCCATACTTGATACCATTGACCGCTAGTTTGCTCTGGCGCACCTTGAACAACAGCTTGAGTAATTGGGTCATAGGATGGCTGTGGACTATCAAATACAGTTTCATACGGCTCTGGAGCTACAAAAGGCGTAGGAAAGCTAGTATTAGGATATTCAGATTGTATTTGCTCTTGCGTAACTGGATACGATAATGTTTGTGTATTGATAAAAATTGCCATAATTTGTCCTTTAAGCCACAGCCAAGAAAATATAGCTTCCGCCATTTACATTGACTGTAGCAGAAGCTGAAGAAGTTAAAGTAAATCCACCAGAAGAAGCATAACAACCATTATTTCCTGATACTTGAACACCTGATGAATTCCATAATAAATAAGGACTAGATGAACTTGTAAGACCTCTAGCAGAATCAAAACAATACCAATCACCAGTAGAATCTGTGCGCTTAATCAAAATAAATCTAGCTCCACCAGAACCAAATCCACAAGCTATTGACTGACCTGTTCCGCTTCCTGTGTATGTGCCAACATAAGATATTCCAGCACAAGTTCCAAACAAATATCCGACATAAGTATGTGCGCTTACATTAGCTAATGTTGTATTTCCTAATGTAATTTGAGTAGATGTTGGTGCAGTGCTATTAAAAACAGTTGGATAAGAAAAGAAAGAAATATTAGAGTTTAAATATCCAACATTTGAATTTGCAGAATTGTATGATGTTCCATTAGGTTGGCAATAAGCTACCCAGTTGTTTCCAGCATTTGACCTATCTTTTAAAATAATTATTTGCGGAACAGTTGTTAAATTGTGCTTAATTGTTTGATTTGCGCCTGTTCCTGTATAACAAACTTCATCAAAGAATGTAGGTGCTCTTTTTAAAGCCCAATAAATAAAACTATCTGTACCAGCTACATTATAAGCAAAATGATTATCAGTAATAGATGTATTGCTATCTAATGCTATTCCATAAGAACCACTAGAGGCTTGTTCTGCCGCTGTTGAATTTGTTTGAAGCCAGTTTGTAGAAGTTGAGGAACTTCCTCTTAATCTATCAATGTCAAAATTAGTTCCGTCATTTAAATACCCTTCAAAAAATAAAGTATCTACAGGGAATCCAGTTGTAGTTGTGACAGCAGCACTGCTTGATACTGTATTTGTTACAGGACTAAACACACTAGTACCAGTAGTAGGTGGTTTATTAGGTCTGCGAATTGCTATGTAAATAATATTATCACCAGGATTATCAAAAGGAAGGCTTCCTGGATTAGAAAACCCTGTAGCTGTAGGTATGTAATACCCAGGAGTATATGTAAGTTCTGATACAGTAGTATTTGGGCGTAAATAGTTTAAAATTGTTTGAGACTCTCCTCTCATAACATCTACAGTTGTCCAATTACTTACTGAAGTGGTGTTTTTTATTAATATAAATTGTGGCTCCCATCCAAGATTTATAAAGTCATTTCCTGTTGCTGTATAACTTCCACAAGCAATAGCACTATCTGTTCCTGTTGCACCAAATCCACCAGCTTGGTCAGCAAATATGTAGGCTATGTATGTATTTCCACTAGTATTTGTTCCGCCAGCAGTGCCAACAGTAAATTGAGTAGATGTTGGAGCTGTATTATTCCAAAAAACTGAATTGCTGCTTTGAGCTGCTGTAGTATTTAAAATAATAGCATATTGCTCTGGAGTTGTGCCACCATTTAAACCTTTATGATAAACAACCCAACTAATTCCAGAAGCATTGGTACATTTAACAATAATACAGCCAGGTGTAGAACCTAAGCTATGATTAATTGCTTGAGTTGAGCCTGTACCAGTATATTGAACAATATCAAAGAACTTAGGTTGTTTACGAAATGTCCAAGAAGCGAAAGTTGCAGCAGAAGTATTTACTTGATTACCTGTTGTATTACCACTTCCTAATGTAAAACCAT